TTCTGACCTAGCGGTACTTCCTTCCCTTCCCTTCCCTTCCCTTCCGCGGTCGCGCTGCCGCGCGGGGGCGCGCACGAGGCGGGATCTTTCTCGCACGGCGCGAGTTTCTTGCTAGCAGCGTGCGTGAAGTCTGCGAGATTCCTGCTAGCAACGGTGTGCCAAGATCCCCTGTAAATAAAGGAGATCGCCGTGAGACTCTCTAGCGCACGGTTGACCTCTCTCGTGTTTACGTTTAGCTCACGTGCGATCCATCTCGGGTCCACCTTCAGTACACCTACGCGGCACGTCATGCTCCTCTCGTGCGCAAGTCGGGTCCACGTCTTGTGTACCTCTGGGTCGTCTACGAGATCTCTCGGGTCTACCTCCTTCTCGTACTCGGCGGTCAGGCTGACCAGACCAAGCGCGATCAGTCGAGTCGAGTCGGTGAGTTCGGCGAGTTCCGGGTCACGGAAGAACTTGCGTCCGTAGAAGCGTGACCACGGTGGATTGGCGCGCCTGTAGTCGTGCTGCCAGCGCCAGTACGTGCGGACGGCGAGGTACTCACCACCGCTCATGGTGTCGTCTCCGCGCGAGCTTCGCGCCGACGGCGGTTCGGGACCATCATTCTCGTTCGTAAGACCTGAGCGTAGTAGTGGAAACGCTCCATGTCCTCTGAGTTCACGTGTGGCTGCGGAACTGCTTTGGTCACTCGACGCGCGAGAGAGCGCGGCCCCTTGCCGCGGTTGCAGTCGAAGCATGCGGTAGCGAGGTTCTCCGGGTCGTTGGTGCCGCCCTGAACGCGGGGCACGATGTGGTCGATTTCTAGTACGACGTCGGGGGTGCGTCGCCCGCAGTACTGGCAGGTGAAGGTGTCGCGTTTGAACACCTCGAAGCGCGTCGACTTGCTGACGTTCATGGTGTCTCCTCTCGATTGTGGTTGGTAGCCACTGAGAAGGATACCGGCCGCCGGGGACACCCAACGGGGCTACCAACCACCGAAGAGGACGTGCCGGCGGCCGGTCGAGGTAGCGTAGTCATTCGCTGCCTCTTCACGGGCTCGTGGTGGGCGATCCATTGCTCCCACACGTGCTCGTCGCCCGGGTTGTCGGGTGAGGCGCACTGGAGCCCGCTGGGTGGCGGTAGCGCCGTTTTCGCGCGGCAGTGGCGGCACCGCCATATCGCGAGCTCGATCACGGAGGTCGGTGAGGTCATGGCGTTCATGGGCCGTAGCGGTCGGCTCTGAGTGGCCTGTTTCGGACGATCGGGCGTGGTGGCGGGAGTTGGCGTTCGAGCTCGTCGAGGACGATCTGTAGTTCGCGGCTCGTGACGGGCCCGGCTTGTTGGACGCTTCGCGTGATCGTGTCGTGGACGGCTCGCGCGCCGGCCAGTGAGAGGCGTAGCGTGACCGTGCTCACGCGGTGTCCGGTTCGAGCTCGGTGACGATGATTTCGACGCGCGGCGGGTCGCCGTAAACCTTCGTGGCTATCTGCGTGACGATCTGCGAGTCGTCGTGGTAGATCACGCTCGAGAGGGAGTCTTCGACGGCGCGTAGCAGCTTCGTCGTGTCTGGTCTCGTGGTCGGCCAGGCGGGCGCGGTCGGCTTCAAGACGTCCTTGTTCTTGCCGGTCCCGTAGTGGCTCTTGGGGCGCGCGCGAACGAACATGGCTTTCAATACGAGCGGCCCGTCGAGTAGCGGGCGTCCGTTCATGGCTTCCTTGGCTTCGTGCGCTACTCGGGCGCGCCAGTTAGCGCCTTTCTTGCCGCTCGCGTCGACGAGCTGGATGCGCCCGGTGTGCTGGTTCCGGAACGCGCGCTTCGATCCGGCTGGTTTCGCTTCGCCGTGCACGGTGAACTCAATCACTAAAAGCCCTCTGGGAACTCGTTGTAAGTGCTGGGGCTGTTCGGCGAGCGGGAGGCGCGGCCGCTGTGTCGGCCGCCTTCATTCCGGTCATCCCCAGCCGGGTGGGGTGCCTCCCGCTCGTCCAAGAGCACGAGCTGATCAGGGTTGACGTCCTCGCGTGGTTTGCGGTGTCGCCACCAGTGTTTCGGGCGCGCGTGCTCGTGAGGATCACTGGTCACGCTTCGTCCCCTACGGGCTCGTATATGGTCCAGAAGATGTACGGCTCTAGCAGGTAGAGCCCCCAAGAAGCTCGGATGATCCACTCGCCGACGTACGCGCGCAGTTCCCCGTCCGTGGTCGGGATGAGGAGGATCCTCGGCGAGCCTGGGAGGAAGTCTTGATCGATCATGAGCGGGAGCGGCGGGTTGTCGCTGCCGTCGTCGACGAACCGGGCGATCTCTCCCTCGTTGCTGCCGGTCCATTGGATGGCGTTGACCAGTTCGACGGTCTTCGTGCGGTAGCGGGTCACGACATCATCAGATCGTTGCCGGAGAGCTCTAGATCGAACATGACGCAGTCGCAGTTCTCGTCGAACCCGAGTAGCGGCGTGTTGCATTCGCCCGTGTCTGTGTGCTCGAACCGGATGTGCCCGCAGAAGCACACGTCTAAGCTCTCGTCGATCTCATCGTCGTCTTGGTGGGGCTGGCGGGTCACGTTGTGTCCTTCCTGATTGGCCCGATCGGTCGGTCGGCTTGCTGGATGAGTCCCCGGTAGCGGTCGCGGCGGGCGCGCTGCTTGGAGCCGTCCGGGTCGTTCACCCAGGCTCTAACGGTCGAGTAGGCCACGTTGAGCCATTCGGCACTCTGGGCGAGCGTTAAGCCTTGCGCCTGGAGAATGCGGACGACCTTGACGTTCTCGGCGCGCGTGATCCCGTTCTTGCATGTGCGGGTGCGGGTCATGGTTTCTCCTCGGTTGGGGTGAGCGAGTGGCCGAGGAGGCGCATGAGGTCCGCTGCCGTCTGCGCCGACTGCCAGGGTTCGCCGACTAGGAGCGATTCGCGCCACGAGTGGGCCGCCGCGTACACGTCGCCTAGCTCGGTGACGCGGGCGCGTAGGTTCTCGTGCGAGCCGGCCAGTCTGAGTAGCCGCTGGTTTTGCTCAATCAACTCACGTTCGTGCCAGTGCGTGCCGAGACGCTGGCCGAGCTCGGCGGCCTCAGTGATCGCGGCGACCTCTTCCGCGCTCAGGATCGTGTGCTCGGTCACCTGATTGTCTCCTCGCCTTTGACGGGGTTCCGATGTCGCGCGGGCAGCGAGTAAGCGAGGTCTTCGGGCCACCCACGCAGGATGCGGTTCTTTGCGCGACCGCAGGCACGGCAACTGCGATGGCCCGCGCTCGATGTCGCTAGGTTGTCGCCGGCGTAGGCGTGCCCGCGTGGGCAGTGCGAACGTGCGCGTAGATGCGCGCCTCGATGACTCGTATCGCCTCTCTCAAGATTCTCGCGTTGAGTCACCGCTTCCAGGTGGCGTGGGTTTACGCACGCCGGGTTCCGGCAGAGATGATCAATGACGAGGCCATCAGGGATGCGCCCGACAAACACCTCGTACATGATCCGGTGCGCGTACTGATTCCCGTAGGGACGGCAATGTAGAACGCCATATCCGCTGGAAAGACAGCCCAGCCATTCCCAGCACGATTCCTCATCACGAACCAGCGTGCGCTCGAAGGCCCGGTCGGCGTAGTCGGTGAGGTCTAGCAAAGCCGCCCGGCCCACTGGCGTCTCTCGCCGATCAGGAGCATGTGGGCACCAACGATCGCCTGGGCCAATGGGTCGCGCCAGCGTGCATGGCGTCGTGGAACGCGGAAGCCGTTTCTGCGTGCGGCTTCCCATGATTGTTCGAGGTACGCGGCGTGGGTGCTTGCGAGGAATTGCATCCACCCGCCGGCGCCTGAGCCTTGCCGGTTGAGGACGAACGGGCCGTGTCCGCCCTCGCTACTGCTGCAGCGGAGCAGCCAGCCGCGGGTGCCGGGGAACACGAACCGGCCGACGAAACCTGCAGCGGTAGGCCAGTCTCGTGCTCGTTGCGACCAGAGCGACCGCCATTCGCCGCGCCTTACTTTCATGCGATTGAGTGGCTGGCGGGCGGCGGAGCCAGATACGCGGCGGTCGTTCACCGGCACCCCAACTTGGCTCTCGCTCTTACCTGCCGCTCGACCCACCAGCCTTTGTGAGCGCGCAAGCTTGGTCCCCCGGGTGGCCTCTCCTTTCGGTCGTTGGTGCGCGCTCAGCGCGGCAGAGCCGTCCTGGGAGGCACCAGCCACGGCTGCGGCACCATGACCGGCTAGTGGCTCCGCCGCGCTCAACGCGCGAGTGTCGTTCCCGGCCAGGCCGATCCCGAACCAGCCGGCTAACAGCAATGACGCGCACACTGCCACGGCAAGCGCGACCGTCCTTATCACGGCTTCCGTCCCTCGATCACCGCGAGGACTGTCCAGATGACGTACCCGAAAGCGAGCGCGCCCGCGCCCACCATCTGCGTCGTTTCGTCTCCACTGACCGTCAACCAGCCGACCACGGCGGCCGCGGCCGCGTTCACAATCACGTAGATCACTTCGCCTCCTCGACGATGCCGCCAGCGTTCACCCAGCGACCAGACTGAATAAACCCGTGCTGGGCGCCGCAGTGGCATTGCACGGACGGGGAGATCGTGAGCGGCTCGTCCTGCTCGACTGTCCAGCGCGGATCGTCGGGGCCGGCATCAGTGAAGCCCGTGAAGTAGAGGATGCCTGAGCATCTTTGTGGGTCGGCCGGCGGGGGCGTGCTGTGGCAGCGCTCGTCGCATGGGCCCTCCACGATGAGCCCGACACGCTTGCCGTCGTGTGCGACCAGTCGGGCGGTGAAGCCGCTACCTAGATCGAGCAACTCGCTCATGTGGCCGCCTCGAGGGCGTCGAGCATGGCGGCGCTCAGCTCGAATCCGACTGTGTCCGCGCGGACAGTCGGCTCGGCGGTTACTTGGCCGGCCCGGGCGACCCAGGATGGTCGCCACGTGGCCGTTTCGTCGCGGCGAGAGCAGCTCACGGCGACGGCGTGGCCCATCACGTCGACGTACGTGAGCCGCGCGATCTGCTCGGGCTCGTTAGTAATGAGGGCGCGGCCGTCGCGGACGACGATCTCGGCGTGGTGTTGCCCTGGCACGTAGTGCATGACACCAGCGCGGAGCTCCTTCTCGAGCGGGCGTCCGACCAGTTCCTCTCCCATTGTGCCGAGCCTGCCCGTGACCATGACCAGCTTCACGCCGCGGCCTGCCGGTCGAGAGCCTGCATGAGCTGGTGCCCCACGAGCTCGGTATACTTAGTGGGATGAGAGGCCCGAATCCGAGGGACATCCGTGAGCGATTCGGCTCCAAGATCAGCCGCACAGAGAGTTGTTGGCTGTGGCGCGGGACTCTCCACGCCAACGGGTACGGGTTGTTCGATCTCCGCAGCGTGGAGGGCCGCTGGCGCAAGCATTGGGCGCACCGCATCGCCTACGAGATATTCACCGGACGCCAACTCCAGACCGGCGATACGATCGACCACCTGTGCGCGGAGACGCGGTGCGTTAATCCCGATCACCTCGAGGCCGTTCCGATCGGAGAGAATTCGCGGCGATCTCCGCGGACGTTGACGGGCGCGAATGCCCGAAAGACGCACTGCCCGCGGGGACACCCTTACTCCGGCGCGAACCTGTTTTATGACCAGGGGAAGCGGAGATGCCGAGAGTGCGTTCGTGCGAAGAATCGTCGGGCGCACGCCCGGAGGCGTGCAAGTAGGCCATGAGTTGAGCCCCTATTAATTCGCAATAGTCGGGCGGGATCGCCTCGGCGAGCTCGCCTGTGGTCATCCAGTCGATCCCCATCGCCCTCTTCCGGATCTCACCCTCGCCGCTGTAGTTGTGGCTGCCGTGAACACCGACAACGGTGGCGAGCGACTTCTGCCTCCGGTCGAGACTCCGGAACCTCGGCGTCTGCCAGCCGTGGGTGCACGGCGGCACTAGTAGCGGCACGTTGCTCTCGAACAGTCGGTGTCTCCGAATGTCGAGCCCGAACGAGCTACCGCACAAACGGACAGGCGCGACCAGGGGAGCGCCGACAACGTTCTCGATCACGTACGGCACACCAGCCGCGACGAGCAGCTCTCGGACAGGAGCTACAAGATCCGCATACTGGCGTTGCGGGTGCAGACTGCGGAGCGTGCTGAAAGCCTGGCATGGGGGGCTGGCGTGGATCGCGTCGAACCCGGTGAGCTGGAACTCGAGCGCGTCGGCCTGGTGGAACTCGAACGGGTAGCGCGGCTGGTTTACGAGATCGACACCAACGACCTCAAAGCCGGCCCTCGCGTACCCGACCGAAGCCCCGCCACCGCCGCAGAACAGATCGAGCAGCCTCAAGACGCGCGCCCCGTCGTGGTTGTGAGTGCGTCTCTCGCGCCCCGATACGCGAGCACCCAGCGCCGTTCGTACGTCGCCCCGTCGGGCTGCGGGGCGGCGCTCGTAGACGCACTCAGCGAGCGGGGGGCTCGGCCGTCATCGAGCGTCACCCCTTCCGGACAGATGACTTCATACCCGGGAACGCTCCGCTCGCTCAGTACGCCCGAAGGCGCAAAACTCCTGCAGACCCTACGTTTTCTAGGCTCGCACGATGTACCTAGTTCGTACCCAACCAAGAGCCCAGCGGCGTAGATTTCAAGCGCTACTTCACCAAGTGAAGCACGCACCCTTTCGTACGTTATCGTGCGTTGCCCGCGAATCGCCCCGCCGCTACTACAGGGGCAACGCACTACTTGCGCTCCCCGGCCTCGAACGTGATCTCAAGGTGGCAGTACTGGCCGACATGGGAGGAAAGCTCGTCGAGGAGGTCGTGTCCTCCAACGTTGAGCTCCTGGTCGGTCCACAGGTACCCGGTGATCTCCGAGTAGTGATCGCTGTAGACGGCATCACCGACCCCGACGATGCGTTTGACGAGGCGCTCCTGAAGCTCCTCCAACGAGTGCTCACGATCGGTGATGAAGTAGCGGACGCTCAGGTTGGCGCCGTGTTCATCAATCGCCGAGGCCACCTGCTCGGCCAACGGTTCGTATCCCCACGCCGCCTGGCCCCGGAGGAAGAGCGCATGGGAAGCATCTCCGTAGGCGGCCTCAGTGATCGTCCCGGCGTAGGTCTCCGTGTGTCTCATCGCTGAAGGGATCCCCACGTCTGCTCGAGGAGGCGCATCCCGGCACGCAGATCCTCGTGCGACGGGTGCAAGTAAGCCTGCGTCGTCCCGACGCTCTCATGCCGCAGCAGCATTTGGGCGAGCACGATGTTCCCGGTCGCGCGCCACAGGTGATCGGCCGCGCTGTGGCGCAGCTCGTGCATCTCGATCGTGTCCGGCAGCCCCGCACGGCTGACGCAGCGTTTGAACCAGCGGTGCATCCCGCTAGGACTCAACGGCCTGAGCGGGCTCTGTTTCGGGTAGAGGAGGTATTCGTCGGGGCGTCGGCCGGCGACGACGTGGAGGTACAGTTCGCGTCGGACGGCCGCGAACTCGATCGGCAGGAGCTTCTCCCGGTCGCCTTTCCCGTGAACACGGATCGCGTTGCGGGCGAGGTCGATGTCTCGGATCGTGGTTAGTCGCAGCTCGTTCTTGCGGAGCCCTAGTGGCCACAGGAGCAGGAGCGCGCACGTGTCGCGGTGGTCGGGCTGGTCGGTCGCGAGCCGCCAGAGCAGCTCGGCAGTATGGGCTTGCCGATCGGAGTTTTTCGCGCGTGGACGTTTCAGCGCGGCTGAGGGGTCGAACGGCGTGATCGCGTTCTCGGTCGCCCACTTGAACAGGCTTTTTAGGACGCTGGTGCGGTGGCGGCGCGTGTTGGGTGAGGCGTGGCCCCAGTGGCGGTCTAGGAATTCGCGGAGGTATTCGGGGCCGACGGGTGTCGCGAACTCGTGGAGGCCGTGGTAGTCGGCGTGGTCGATCGCGAGTTTCGCGAGGACGGTTTCGTAGCTTTCACCGGTGTTGTGTCCGTCACCGGTGCCTTCCCAGCGTTTCGCGGCGAGGTACTTGGCGATTTCGCGGCCGATCGGGGTGTGCTGGTAGGTTTTGTCTCGCACGGCGCTCGCGTAGAGGTGCCGCATTATCGGGCCGATCTCTGTAACGCGCGCGTGTCTCTCCCCCACGCTCAACTCTGCCCACCGGCCCGCGGTCACGACAGTCACGCGCCGGCCGCCGTTCGTTGTCCGGTGCGCCGCTGGCGCATTCCAACGATGAGCCGTCCGAGGTCGAGGCGGCCCTCGCCGGGCAGCGGGTAGCCGTCGTCCCAGTGGTCGCGGAGGTCTTGTTCTACGCCGCGGGGGCACCAGCCGTTGCAGTGCTCGCGTAGCCACCAGATGGGGCCGTCGTCGCACGCTCGGCACGTCGGGTATCTGTCCCACCGCCCCTCGTAGAGGCTCTTGTAGCGGACATACGGCTCGCCAGGCTCGATCGAGGCAGCGCATTCGACACATGCCCAGAGTCGTCGTGCGACGATCTCGTCCCTCAACCAGACATCGAACGGCTCGGAGTCTTCGATCATGCACATCACGCGGCGTCCTCACGCTTGCTGATCAGGTCGCGGAGCTCGCGTTCCATGCGCGCGTGATGCTCGCGCCCCATGCGCGCGTGGTGATCCATGTCGGTCAGCCAGGCTTTATGGTGCGCGCGCCAACGCTCCTGGCGGCGCTCCTCGACGGCCCTGTCCCACGCGCGGTCACCACGCGCCGCACTACGAGCGAGCGCGACCACGAACAGCAACACCCAAACCGCGAGAGCGAGCACAATCAACGCGACTGTCATCTCGGCCCCGCTTCCCTGACTGTCTTGATCGCGTCGGCGAGTCCCGCGTAGTGCGCCTCGAGCGCCTCAACCTGGCGGCCCTCTTCACTATCGGGCGGCGGGTCGTCGTACTCGGCCCGCACCCGGTCGGCCTCTTCCAGGCAGTGCGTAGCCTTGCTCTGCAGGACGCGCAGCAGCCTCTCCCGATCGACAAGCTCGACTGTCATCTCGGCTCCGCGTCAATGTCGATGTCGGCCTGGATCCTGGCCATGGCCCTGTCGTACGCGGCCCAGAACTTTGCGATCTTCAGCTGATCCTCTGTGGTGCCTCTGCGCTGCCGCATGTGCCACGCGCGGTCCGTGAGCTCGCAGCCCCACTGGATCAGCCAGGCTCCCGCGGCCTCTAGCACACGTATCGACTGGTCGTTGAGGGCGCTCACAGGTTCGTCTCGATCCAATCGGCGATCTCACGGAACGATCTGCCGTCGTCGTTCATGTTGCTGAGGGTCCCCGCCTCGTCGGGGGTGAGCTCGTCACCGGCGCGGTACAAGTATGGGCAGCTGCCCACGGGTACCCATGCGGATGCCGCCCCGCCTCTGGTCTCCCATTTCTCGCGGCTGACTTTCGCGAGCACACCGAGGCAGCAGAAAGAGTCCTCGGTCGCTTTCGGCTGACCCGGTGTCGTGGCGGATCGGCTGGTGAGCCAGCCGCGGATCTGCTTGTAGCGTCCTGAGCGGAGCGCGCGAAGCCACTTGGCTTTCAGTTCCGGGTCCATCAGAACGGAGCCTCCTCGCCGTAGTCGAAGTCTTCGACACTGACGCTCGGCTGCTCGCGTAGGCGTTTCACGTACCAGCGCTCGTGCGGGTTCCCGGTCGTCTTGAACGGCTCGACGAGGGCAGCGTCGACGACGCTGGTCTCGATCGCGGTATCAATGTCGTAGCTGGTCCGCTGGATCTCGATCACCTTGACACGGACGCCATCGCTGCTCACGTACTCCCGGTCGAGGTCGACGTACTCGCGAACCATCCGCCTCGCCTGGTCGCGTTCCTTCTTGATCTCCTTGAGGTTCGCATTCGCCGTTCGGTAGCTATCCTCGGCGCGTTCCAGCTCGGCGACGGCGCCGTCGAGTTCCTCGCCAAACTCCTCCAGCGGTGTCGCCTGCCAGCCATCGAAGCACTCCACACTGAACGGGCACATCATCGAGCGAGCGTCACTCGGCCGCCGGCAGACCCTGTCGGGTAGTTCACCGGTGTCGAGCATCGCGACCCGCGTCGTGATCCTGTCCCGGTCCTCGTCGGTCAGCGTGACCGGGAGGATCTGCTCGCCGTCGAGGCTACTCGGGTTGATCACGTAGACGGCCCCATGCTCCGCCTCAGGGTCATAGTGCAGGTACTGCTTGAGTTGTTCGATCTTCCAGCCGAGCATCTTGGGGCTTGGCGAGACGGTTGAGACGACCTCGATGAGCAGCCGCTCGCTGCGGACAAACAGGTCGGCGTGCCCGACACCGAGCGGCCAGTTGATGTCCCGCTGCTCCTCGACATCGTCCTCGCTGAACCGCTCAACAAGCTGGTCACGCACGTACGATTCGAACAGGTGGCCGCGCCGGAAGTACCGCTGCGTCTGCTGGTCCGGCTCCGCGCCCTCGGCGCCATTCATGCGGAGGTGCGTGATCCTGGCGCAGCGAGCCGTCTCGCTGAGGCGAGCGTCGGTCTGGATGAACGTGACCGAGCTCATGCCGTCAGCTTCACTCTCGGCTCGGGTCGTTCCATTTCAATCGTCCTCGTGTGAATAGCGCTCGCGGCGATCGCGCACATACGCTTCGGCACCTTGGTTTCGTTCCGCTCGTGGGCGTCGAGGAGGTGTTTTCGGATCGCTTGGTCGGCGCTGCTCGCGACCACTGTGCCGACCTGCGTTAGATTGAGCTCCGCGGTATCATCAAAATCGAACACGAGGTACGCGCGACGCGACCCACCATTCTCCGGTTCCGTCTTCGCCTTGGCGCGCCTACCGGGAGGCTCCGACCCGTCTGCTGGGAAGCCGTCCTTCTCCAAAACAGGTTGATTGTCGGTCATCACAGTCCTCCCTTTCCTCCGATAAACGCTGTCAAGAACAGGGCCCCGAGCAGCGCGAGCGACAGCAGCAGCGCCTCCAAACGGGCCCTGTTCTTCGAGTGCGGCGCGCGTGTCTCGCGAGTGCCGTCGTCCCATCTGAGGGCCATCTACGCCACCTCCTTCACGGACGCGAACGGCAGCAGCTCGCCGCACCAGTCGTCGTTGCTCTCGTAGCTCGGGTTCTCGACGAGCGGCTGCTCGCAGTAGTCGCCCTTCTCGGCGAGTCGTGTGCCTGGTTCGACGGTCGGATCGTGCGCGACCCACCTCTGGATGTACCAGGCCGAGTCGTGCGGGTGAACGAGGTACCAGGTTGTCCCGCACGCGCACACGTGGTTGCTGGACTCGTTCATGACGAGACCCCCACGGGCGCTATGTGCTTGTGGACAAGCCTGCGCTCGTCGGAAATCTTGGCCTCACGGTCGATCTCGTCCTCCGGGAACACGGTTATTCGGAGATCGCCTAGCATGATCTCTTTCCATTCCGTGGTCGTTTTTTCCGCGCGTTGGACTTCTCCCTGCAGCGCGTCGTACTGGTGTCGCGGCACATGAAAAACGTTTATGTAGATGCTCATTTGTCCTCCCGGTATGCGCCGGCTGGCGCGACGAAGCTGGCTTGCTCGCCGTCTTCGGCGACGATCTGTTCGTACTCGTTGGCGAGCCGCTCAACCTCGTGATCGGCGTCGGCCTCGACTCCGTACGGATCGTCGCCCTCGCGCGCGTTCGCCTCGAGCACCGTCGGCTCGATCACGCTCGCCGGGTCCGCCTCAACCTCGGGCTCAGGCTCAGGGACGGGCTCGGGGTCGGGCGTCTCGATCACGTCCGCAGGATCACCAGGCGCAGGCAGGCTCTCGAGCGCGTCAACAACGCGATCCTCGGGGCTCAGTTCGAGCTCGTCCGGCGTGTGCCCAACTGATGTAACGACATCGGGGAACAGCATGCGGCACAACTGAGACGCGGCCCTGGCCCATAGCATCGCTTGCGGGTAGCGTTTCCAGTTGTCCTTCCCGACGAGCCCAGCTGCCTTCGCCATCTCCAATGTCCACGTCACGGTCATCGTGTCGCCGGTGTCCGCGCGTGTGCCCTTCACTGTTGCCGAGTCGGGGCCGATGTCGCCGTCGATGCTGTGGCCGGCGCGGCGGGCTAGTCCGACCATCCCTTCCGCGCTCATCGAGGGGCGGCCGTCGATCATGTGGAGCTTCCGTAGGCTCTCCATGGGGCCGAGGCCGAGCTCGCGGCCGGCGAGGACGCACGCGTACACGGCCGGCAGATTCCCGCGCAATCCGCGCGGCACGAATTCGGTGTCGACGACGGCTCGCGCCTGATCCGCGAGCACCGCGAGCTCGTCACGACTCGGCGGCCTGGTCGCGATCTCGTTCACGACGCCACGCCCTCAACCACGGGGAGCCGCTCACGGTCGCCTAGCACCGCGCATGCTTCCGCGGCTGCTTCGCGCATGTGGTATTCGATGATCGCGAGCGCGGTCTCGTTCCGATCGATCGCTCGACGCATATCACTGCCCGCGGGGTGCCGAACCGCGCGATATTGCTCCGTTCGTTTCAGCCTGTCGACGGTGGTGGCTGCGTCGTCCGCGGCTTCCATCACTGCTTGTAGGTCGTCTCGCATGGTCATGTCGCCAGTCCCTTCGCGTAGGCGGCAAAGTCTTCCGCGGTGATGCCCTCGATCTCCTCGGCCGGCTGGTTACACCAGATGTCCGAAGCCCACTCCTGGATGGCCACTTCCCGCGCGTACTTGATTCTTGTATCCACGGCGTCGGTGAGGTATTGGTGCAGATCCTCTCGCATCTCCTCGTCTGTGAATCCACAAGCCGTGATGTAGTCGCTGGCGGTCATGTATCCTCCGTTTCGTTGGGCCGTCCGGTCCCTCGTCGCTGTGACGGGCCGGGCGGCCTGGTTCTCTTTCAGTTGCTCTCTGGCCAGGCCACGAAGTCTTCGATCCCGAGCAGCAGCGCCTCGCAGTACAGACGCGTGCTGAGGTAGACCTCCAACTCGGCACACTCCTGGGCGGCCTCCTGGTAGCCAGGGATGAGCCGAACACGCTCCGCGAGGTCGTCTTCCGTTAGCGCGTGGGAGTGCCCCTCTGCCTGTAGCTGACCGAGAGCCGTCTCCATATGAGTCTCGATCTCCTCGGAGAGCTGCCGGCATCGACGAGAGAGGACGTCGCGCAGCTGCGCTTCGCGGAGCGCGCGTTGACGGAACTCGTCGTCCCAAGTGTCCTGGGCCTCAAGGCCATCGCACAGCGCTCGAAGCTCCTCGTGGAAGCCCTTGTCTCTTGGGCAGTGCGTGAGCATGCTCATGCGGCCTCCCTCATTGCTGTCCAGAAGTCGTCCCAGGAGGCCTCTGTCGGGAAGAGATCGCCGACGGTGGCGCCTGGGCTCACGCGTAGGCGCGTCACGATCTCATTCCAAGAGCGAAGCTGGACAGAGTACGTGTCAACGCTCGACGCGATCCGGTCGCGAATGTCGAGGGCCTGTTCGAAAAGGACGCCCTGAACGAAGACGTAGCTCTGTTCACCGTCGACAGAGGCCGAGACGATCAGCCGTTCGCCTCTCGCGCTCCTCACGTTCCGTAGAATGCGGCCAACCTGCGTCCGGTAGCCGGTGTCGAAGAGGCAGTCTTCGTCCTCTTCCTCGATCTCGAACGGCTGCTCATATCTGATGTGCCGCTCGACGTGAGGTGCACCCGACGGCCGCCCCTCCTCCTTCAGCGTCTCGTGTGCTGACATGACGGCGTCCCGGAATTCGGCGCTCATCGGCATTACTGGCCTCCTTTGACGACTCGAAGTTGTTTGTTGCCTTCCACGTGCTGGATCAGCCTTTGGAGGCGTTCGATCATCAGCGGCGCGGAGAAAAGGATTTCCTGCTGCTGATCGGCGGTCCATTCCTCGTTGAGGTCGTCGAGTTTGATCGTCCTCAGGATCAGGCCGCGCGCCTTGCCGTACGCTGCGTAGACCGGCGGCAGCGACATCATCTGTTTGAGCTGCCGGGCCTTCTCTTTCACGTCTGCTGCGACCGTCGCTCGAAGCTCGTCGCGTTTGCGGTCGCGCTCGCCGGGAGGGAGCGCGTCGAGGTCGGCGGCGATCTTCAGCGCGGCGTCCTCTGGAGCTGTCTCCAGCTCGGGGTAGCAATCGAGCGCCTTCGCGAGACGCTCTCGACGATTGAGGGTGCGAGGGGAGATGCCAATCGCCGCCGCAACTTGCACGTCCGACTGTGGATCTGGGGCCGGGCCAGGTGACGATCCGTGGGCAACCTGCCGCGTGGAAGTCGGATCCGGGGGACGGTGAGCGGGCCGATCAGAAACCCGCGCAGAGTCTGCGCAGAAGTCCTCTGTGCCCTCTGGTTCGTCGGTAACCCTCGGCGAGTCGCCGAGGGTTAGGCGGAGCATCTCGGCGAGCTCGGCCGTCGCGCGAGCGCGCTGTGCGGCGGTGAAGTCGCTGCGCCGGATGTTCTCCTCCAGCTCGGCCTGGCGCCGCTCCAGCTGCGAGCGTTCCCCGATCTTGCGGACATCAACGTGTGTCCACCCGAGTTGTTTGACCGCCTCAAGGCGGCGCTGGCCGGCGATGAGGTTGAGCGCGTCGTCCACCGCGATCGCCTGCAGCAGTCCGTGGTCGTGGATGCTCTGTGCTAGTTCGGCGACGTCGCCGGGTTCGTCGCGCCAGCGGTCGCCGATCTTGATCTTGTCGACCGCGACCTTCACGACTGCTCCTTGTCGCGGGTTTGGCGGGCGAGGGTGGCGAGCATGTGGAGCGCGTCGGCGAGCGTCATGTGTCGTAGGTCGGCGAGCATGGCTAGGCGTCCTCCTCTGCGTCGTCGTCCGCGAGGAACTCTTCGCGGTCAACGCCGAGCGCGTCCGCGATGGCAACGCGCATCGGCCGGTGCGGGACAGCGTCGCCGCTCAAGTACTTGTGGAGGCTCCGCCTCACGGTCTCGAGACGGACTGGGTCGATCTTGCGAGCGAGGGTGCGTACGCCCATGCGTTGGTCGTCAAGGTGCGTTCGTAGCCGCTCGCTAAACCGTGTTGGTCCGACTGTCGTCGCCATGTGTCTTCTGATAATACACATCTAGCCGCATGTGTCAAGTAGTGACTTAAAGCAGGCCACCTTGGCAGACGAGCGCGGGTCGGGGAACATGCGCCCGTGGCTACGAAAACTGGTCCTGACCCTGCGGTGACGATTCGGGACAGACTTGGTGACCGATCGATCCGCCAGCTTGCGCGCGAGCTAGCGCCGACGTCGAACAACGCTACGGTGGAGAACGAGCGCCGGAAGATCTACAAGTGGCTCAAAGACGGCGTGAACCCGACGCGGGAGAGCGCCGAGGCTTTGGCGGACGTGCTCGGCGGAGACCCGAGCGAGTACCGCTATGAGGGGCAGACGCGACTCGACCAGCTCGCGGAGCGCCTGGCGGACGTCACGGACAGGGTCGGCGTGCTTGAGCGGGAGCTCGCGGAGACCCGCGTGAAGCTCGTGCGTGTCGAGTCTGTGGTCGACCGTCTAGTCGAAGAGCTCGCGCAAGGATCAGGCACCAGATCAGCTTCGCCAACGTCCGGTCCAACGAGGCCATCACGGAAGCGTGGCTCGTAGGATCACTTCCCGTCCCGAGGTTTGCCACAGCGCCACCTCCCATTCGTCCGCAAGCCCTGAGCGGCGATCATCCCATGCTTCGTGACTCTGGTCAATCATGGGAACGCCGTACGGTATCCGTAGTGGAACACCCGTTCCCTCGCAACCTCGCGTAAGCTGAGACGCATGCCGCGGCAAGAAGGGGAGTGAGCGATGATTGAGCTGGTCGGCTTAGTCCTCGTCTTCTGGGTCGTTCCTACTTGGGTTGCGCACGTGATCGGGTCGAAGGCCGGACGTGATTTCGGGTTCTTGTGGGGAGCCCTTCTCGGCTGGATCGGCGTACTCTTGCTTGTGTTCTTTGGCGAGCCGAGGGAGATGAGGCGACGGCGCGAGGAGTGGGAGGCGGCTAGAGACGGGGGTGAGGACGAGCCGGCAGATGACGAGCCGGTTGATGTGTTGGAGGATCGGGTGCGTGCCCTTGAGGGGCAGCTGGCGCTCAGGCGGCGTGTGGAGGACCTGGAGCGTGAGCTGCTAGAGGAACGCTCGCGACCGGGTTAGTCGTTGCTGGCTCGTTCCGCGTAGAACAATGTGAGTGCGGCGGCGCACGCCCTGGCCTGCGGGAGCGTGGCCGCGTGAATGTCCCACATGGCGATCGCGACGCCTCGTATTGTCCACGCGAATCGTCGTGGATCTGGCGGCCACGCCCTGGCCACTGGTTTCACCGGGCGATCCCTATTCGACGGGATCTTCCTGCGCGGCCTCACCACGACGACCAATCTCCAGCATAACGTTCTGCCAGAACCGGAGACCCTGCGTGAATAGGCCGCTAACAGCCCCGAGGATCAGGAGGATGTAGGCGCTTGACTCGTCCGGCGTGTCGCCTGAGGATAGCCGCCACACGAATAGAGCTCCGAAGATGCCCACCATGATCAGCCCGATGTACGTACCCAATCCTGCTTTCGTTCCGTTCGGCATGACTTCTCTCCTTCTTGTTATGGGACTCACTATTTGCACTCTCTCAGCGCGAGCTTCTCCACGACACCTGCGAAGAACACGTCGAATAGCGCCTGCTGCTCTGGTGATCTTGGCTGCTCGGTCTCGCCCAGCTCGGCCGCCTGGCGGAGCAGCACGAACACATCCTGGACAGCCTGCCGCGTCTCGTTGCTGGCCTGGCAGGCGACACGGTCAGAGCGCACGCGATTGCTTCGCTCATGCTGTGCCGCGAACAGGAACGCGGCGAGCCCAACCAGCACCGCGACAACCGCTACGGCCATCGGGACAAGGCGACGCCTCAATCCTGCGCTCACAGCTGCGTCACCCCGATGCCAGTGAGGATCGCCGCACCGACAACACTGAAGCTGAGCGTATAGAAGCCGCGGCGTAGCGACCGGCTGTCGTCGCCGAGCGACTTGACGGTCTCCTCGAGGACGGCGAGCTTCACGAGCACGCTCGAGGACTCGATGCGTTCGATGCGGCGCTCCAGTTCGCTGATGCGGTAGAGCAGGCCGTCGTCGCTGAAGGGTCTGGTTGTGCCGTTCGCCATGCGGCTACCCCTCCCTGTCCTTGTGCGACAGTTTCCTGAGCCTGCGTCGTTCTTTCTTCAAGCGGTTGACGATCCAGCGTCTGTCCTTGATCCGCCAAGCGATCTTGCGTTGACCGAACGGGACCCGCTGCGGCCTTTTCTTCGCGGGCCACGGCAGCCGCATCGTCAGCTCCGGGTCACCGTTCTTCTGACCCATGTGCAAGTGCGACCCGAAATACGGTGGGTCACCAAGCACGGCCAACCACTCGCCAGCCTTCACACGCTGCCCCTCAACCAACCGCTTCGGCCGATTCATGTGCGCATAGAAATACTCCTCGCCACTATCAGCAGCGAGCGTGAACTTCCAGCCCCACACCGTGCTCCCGTTATCACTGAAACCCAGGCTCCTGATCACGCCGGTCTCGACCGCGAACACCGCGGTGAACGGTGGCGCCCTCAGGTCGACGGCGTGGTCTGACTGCCAGTTCCCCAATGGGCGCTGATTGTGGGCCGCCACACCCCCCCAGAACACCCATTTCCCTGGCTTCAATGGCGGATATTTCATGCTGCTACCTCCCTCTCTCGGGTTGTGTGTTTCACGTGGGCTGGCTCCTCAGCCTCCGGCGAGTGCCGCGTATCTCGTGATGATCGTCTCGAACACGTTGCGGCGATCGTCGATCGCGATCGTCGCCGTCCGCGTCTCTGGCGCGTACGTGAGACCAACGATCCTCCCGTCACGACCGAGACCGCCGTTATCAGGGTCGATCCGGTCGCTGAGCCGGATCAGGCCACCAACGTACTGGCCGAGATGAGCGGGGTCGACAAGTACGCCGTCGCGGATCCTGCGGACCCTGTCACCAACAACGGTCAGGCTTCCACTGAAAGGTGTCGTGTTGTGCTGCGCCAGCCAGATCTCGCCGAGCTTCTCAGCGACCGCGTCCGTGATAGACGAGCTGATCGGCAGCACCCGCGCGCGCGTCAGGCCGCGCTTGTCGAGCTGCGAACCGATCGCTGTGCGGTTAACGAACGTGTCGACGATCAGCGCCTGCCCCTGGCTCTGCCCCGCGACGAACACGCCGACCTCAGGCTGCGCGGTGGCGGCAACGAACGGGACCGTGAAGACCGTGAACGCCGACGTGGATAGGTCTGCGGGGTCGACCTCGAGCAGGTCTGTGCCGACCCAGAGGTTGATCGCGTCCATCACGACGCTGCCGACGTCGCGGAGCGCGAACGAGAGCTCGTACGTCACGCCGAGCACTAGATTGCTCGTCCAAGAGGTGTTGACGGCTCGGACGAGCGGGGTGGCGCCGGTGTCGAGCCGCATAGCGCCGGGCGAGCTGTCGACCGGGCTGGTGATCCTCGCGGCCGATCCGAACGTGACCGTCCAATCACTCAGGTCGGTGTCGAAGCTCGCGTTGGCGAGCTGCTGGTCGACGGCCTCGACGGGGACACCGACGAGGTCGCCGGTCGTGCGCGTCACCTGGACCGGGAACCCGTCCGCGCCCTTACCCGTGACGATGACGCGGTTGTAGATCAGCTGGCCGCTCTCCGAGCTGTCCTGGAAACCGTAGCCGCCACCGACCTCGATCTCGGGTGCTGTCGGTCGCGGCCGGTATTCGATCGTGCGTTGGTCGTCGCCTGCGACGCGGATCTGGTTGTCCTCGATCGCGTTCGCGGCCTCCATGTTCTCGCGTGGCGTCTGCCACTCGCTCTGCCACTCCTCGATCACAAACGACGTCGCGGTGATCAGGGCCGTGCTCGCGTTGAACTCCTTGCCGAGCCGGCCGGTCGCGTCCGTGACGACGTCGCTCGCAGTGAGAGCGCTCGCGTCGCCCGTCTCGTAGGCGGTGTCGCTGACTACGATGCATTCCTTGATGCGGATGTACTGGTCGACCGCGATCGTGTGCGCAGACCCGTTGTTGATGAACAGGGTGAGGTAGCGGCCCGGGTTGGTGAGCGTCCCGGAGTCGGTCCGGCTCGCGCCCTGATCCATGGCGACGATGAACGCGTCCTCTATACCGACGCTGAGGCTGCGAGTGTTCGTGACTCTGGCGAAGAACGACGCCCTGAACGTGTTGTCGCTCGACTCGTAGACGCAGGTGACGCGTTTGATCGCGTTGCCGTGACCCGCGTCGAAGATGACACCGACCTGCCGGTTCGCGCTCGGGAACGCGTGGCCGTTGTCCCAGCCGATCACGATGTGCCCGTTCTCGTTTCGGACACGGCCGGCCGACTCCACTTCGATCAGGTTGATGTCGGGGAGAGACCGCAGGTCGGTGTAATCCGAGAGCCGCTGGTGAACGTACAGTTTCCGGTACGGGTTGTCTTGGGTGGCGTGGTGCCACCCTTCGCACTGGACGGAGTGGGAGTCGGCGTCGACGGGTTTCGCCATGATCCGGCCGCTCCAGATGACGCGGCCTTCTTGCTCGACCTCGACGGGCGTGAACGGCAGCAGTTCGGGGCGCGCGATGTTGGAGCCGACGGCTTTGACGCGGAAGCTCGCGCTGTCGGGGCCCCAGTCCGAGTAGTTCATGTTGAGGTCTTCGACGACGACGCCTCGGAGCCGGTCGCGGCCGATCACCTCCCACGTGCCGCCGAGCCGCTCCACTCGAACGGTCGGCTGAGTACGCGAGCCCACGCTATTCGCCTCTGGCTGTCCAGTAGCGCGGCACGATGCGGAACTGCATGCCGCTCGTCCAGGGCGGCGCGATCTCGCTGACGTTCTCGACGGTCGGGTCGTCGGGGACGAGCTTTCCGAGCCACGGCACCATGAGCGCGTCTCCCGGACCGATCTCGATCGGCGTGCCGCCGAGACCGCTCGCGCCCTGCCCGGCCGCCCGGAACGCTGGCGAGCCAGACCCCCCGGTGTTGAGGAATTCGAGACCAGAGCTGAGGTCGCTGTGGACGATCCTGGCGATCTCGTCACCAGCGGTGCCGGGCATGAACACCGGGTACGTCGAGTCCAAGGGTTTCCCGGTTGGGCTGGCTGCGCGGTTGGCGGCGGGGACGAGGAGGAGGTAGTCGAGCCCGACTTTGCCTGTGCCGGTCAGGCCCGTCCATTCGAGCGCGAACCAGAGCCGCCAGCGGTGCTGGCCGGTGGTGTCCATGCCGCTGTCACGCGGGAACCGGAGCGTCCCGACGCGGGTCATGCGCGGGTCGCCGACGGTGTCTGTCATCTCCAGCAGCGTCTTGCCTGTCGTGCCGTGCTCGTCCGTGTAGATCGCCTCACCGGCCTCGATCACGAGGTTCCCCGCGGCGTCGAGCGAGCTTGTTTCGGGCGCGAGGGCTGCTTTCGCGATGAGGGTGCCGTTGAACGCGTTGTCGTAGTTGATTTTCGCCCACACCTCGACGGCGAGCTCGCCGTCCGTGAACTCGTCTGGCGGGATCAGGCTCGGGTCGACGAGCCAGTCGAACGAGAGCAGGTCGGCCGCGGTGGTGGTGTTCTGGATCTCCATCCAGTCGCCCCACAGCGCCGCGCTCGTGCTTGTCAAGGTGGGGCTGCCGCCGGTGTCTATCGATGTGATTGCCGGGACGATCCCGACGGGCGGGAGCGCGCCCTGCCCCATCAGGTGCCTGAGGGGCGGCAACCTCACGATGCTGTCGCCTGTGCTGTGGGCCGCGTCCGTGGTGAACATCAGGCCGCGCGCCCCGAACGTCAGTTGGGTATCGGTCGCGGCCGTGACATGGCAGACCTCGGGCGTGGTCGTGTCCACGTCGATCAACACGAAATACGGGGGCTCGCCCCATTCCGGCGGGACCCGCTCGAGCGTTGCGGTTAGGGCACTCGCGCTGAGCGATGCGGCCAGCGCCGCGGCCTTCCCGTAGAACACGTTGGCGCCGGTGAAGTCGATTGTCCCGGCGGTCGTGCCCTTCGACCTGACCGTGAACTCCCGTTCGGCTTGCAGCGTGATTGGTGTGGAGACCATTGCGCTGAGCAGCTGCCACCCGGTCGTGAGTGCGACGGCGGGGCTGGCGTCTGTTTCGCCGCTGGCGCCGACAGCGATATCGACGTTCGTGGTGAGCGTGTCGGCTTTGACCCATGCGATAGCGATCTCGTGGTCGTCGGGCTGAGCGAGCGTCGGCGGCACCCGGAAGAAGACGCCGCTGTCCGCGCTCGTGGTTACGGTCGCCCTCAGGAAGTGCCCGGCGCCGCCGAACGGGCTCCGGTCGCTAGTGATCCTGCTTATCGAGGTTGCGGCGGCGTTGAAGAGGCCCGCGGCGGCCGACCAGCCGACAGTGTCGAAGCCGGCCCACGCGTCGCCGCCGCCGTTCCAGATCGCGTTATGAGGCAGCGGCAACCTTGACCAGCCGAGCAGCGCGAACGCCGGCACCGCGTCGTCGATGTCTACGCGCCAATCACAGAGCGCGGGCGCGTCCCCGGGGATGTGACGGAGCGGGACGGTACACGGCACCTGGTAGGGCCTAGCGGTCGCGCCGGACTGCCGCGGCGTCCCGTACGCGCAGAAACCGAAATCTCGGACATACACGGTCCCGGTCGGCGACACGAGCTGGAAACCAACGGTCCCGTCATAGAAAGCGTTGCGGTCGCTCGCGCTCAGCGTGTGCAGCACCTCATGATCAGGGGCCGTGACGAGGCCCGGCACCTGCTGATTCCAGACCTGACCGACGAGCCGCGCGCCCGTGCGATATATGCGGACGGTGAACCAGTGCTCCTCGTACGCGCCGAACCCGGTCGCAGTCGTCGCGAGCTGCGTGACCGACCCGTCCTCGACCTTGATCAGGTCGATGCTGTTGCTGTCGAGCCGCGCGGCAAGGTACGTGTCGTTGCCCGCATCGTCGGGATCGACGCACATCGCGACGTGGATCGCGTTCCCCGTGGCGCCAGGGTGGAAGCTCGCCTGGGCCATGCCGTCCTGCCAGCGGTACCCGTACTCGGTGTGCGTGAGCCGGATCGTGGTCGAGCCAAGCACCTGGAACTCGCCGTCTGGGCCGAACTTGAAGTGCGTGCCCTCGGTGCCGGCGTTGACCGTCCACTCGCCTGGTTCGACCAGCAGGTTGTCCGAGTACATGGGGTCGCCGTGCGCGTACGGGCGCGTGGTCGCCTCTATCGACACGTCGAGGATCCCCGTCACCTCGCTGCGTTTCGCCCACACAGGCTCACCCAACCGGGCGTCAACTACCTGGAACCGCTGCCGAAACGACGCCCCCGTAGGCCGCCAGACGATCTCGCCTCCATACCGGCGCATCTCATCCACCATGAGCGCGAGCGCCTGCTCCCGCCGGAGCATCTCGTCGAGTGTTGCCCCCGAGATCCTGACGGGCAGGACGAGCGCGCGGTTGGCGAGCGTCCCGCCGACAGAGCGAGCGCCCTGCGTCCCGACAGCGCCACTGAACTGTGTTTGGTGCTGTGGCGCGCCCCACTGCGGCGGCAGCAGCCTCGCGTACCCGGTGTCCGTACTGCCGTCGACGATCGTCAGGTCGCGTCTCGTGCGCGCACACACGAGTTTCAGAAGCGCCGCCACCTAGAGACCGACCTTCTCCGTCGACGCGGACACGAATCCGGGCTGGCTCAGGCCTTGCGTGAAGATGCCGGCGGCGGCGGCGGCCTGATCCTCAGTCGTCGGCACGACACTCTGGAAAATCACGGTCGTGCCGCTGTTGCCGACGCCGATCGCGCGGACAAGGGCGGCGTTGAGTTGCGCTGTCCTGGTGGCGACGCTTGCGCGTAGTTGCGCCTGCTGGAGCAGCGCGAGCGTGTCGGGGTCGTCTCTATCGGGAGTGGGGATGCCGCCGGGGTCTGTGCCGCTGGCCTGGAGCGACGCGATCCTGCTGCGGATCGTGTTCAACTCCCGCTGAATGCGGGCGGCAGTACTGAGATCACCTTGTCCCAACGCGGTGGCGAGGTCGGCCTCTAGGGCGCCCTCGATCGCGCTGAGCGCCGCAATATCGTCCGCGGTATCTTCGGTGCCTTCTGCCTGGGCGAGGTCGAGGTCGAGCGCGTCGTCGATGCCGCCGAGGTCGGTGTCTCCGCCTCCCGTGTCGGTGACGTCCTCGTCGTCTGCGGCGGCGACGAGATCCTTGATCGACGCGCGCACCTCCTGGAAGAGAGCTTTGACCTCCTGGAACTCCTCGAGCAGCTCACGCAGCTTGGCGCGCAGCCGCGCTAGTTCGCGTTGGACCTTCGGGGCGAGCCGGTGCTTCTTCTTGCCCTTCTTGCTCTTGCCGACGAGCAGGCCGATCGCTTTCTTCGTGGCGGCGATCTTCCGGCGGATCCTCGGCAGCACCTTGCGTCTGAGCTCGACCGCGAGCTTCTGCAGGCCTTTGATGTTCGGCTTGATCGCGACGACCTGGAACTCGCCGCTCTTCTTGTCGAAGCGGAGCACCTCGCCCGTGTCGGGGCCGGTGAGCCGGCCGAACCTGCGTTCGATGCGGCTGCTGATCCGTTCTATCCCCGGGAACGTCGGCTCCGGCGGAGGCTCTGGGGTCGCTTTGGGCGAAGCCCGGCCGCGGCCTCTCGAAACGGGCGCGGCTGACGACGCTCCGCCGCCGGAGGCACTCGCGACGACATCATCTACAGATCCGGCAGGTGCCTGCTCCCCGGACTCGAGGACGCGGCGCGCGGTCACGAACCCGAACGCCAGGTGTGTCGAGAGCGGCTGGATCACGACGCTGTCGGTCGAGCTGCTCGCCGCGATGACGTTGCCTTGACCGACGTAGAGGACAGCGTGTTTTCCTCCATTGTTGATGATGATGTCGCCCGGCATGAGCGTGCTCTCGTTCGCCGGGGACACCTCGCGGCCGATGGTTGCCATTCCCTGCGACGTGGACGCGGCGAGCGTGATACCGATCGACCGGTATGCGCTGTAGATGAGGCCGGAGCAGTCGAGGCCGACCTCGCCTTCCTTGGTCGCGGGGCCTGCGCTACCGGGGCTCGGGCCGGGGGTGCCGGCGCGTCCACCGCCCCACGCGTAGTTGACGCCGAGCCACTGCTTGGCCGCGATAATAACGTCGTACTTTGGGATGCCGGTGCCGCCCTTGAGCGTGGAGTCCCCGAAACTGCTCGAGCGCGTGAACGAGGCCGGGCCACCAACGAACGTCGCTGAGTCGAACGCGGCCGCGGCCGAGACCGCGATGCTCTCGGCTATCTGCGCGTTCCGTTCATCGACAAAGCTCTGGATCTCCTCGTACGCCGGCGCGAGAAACCGGATCGCGGCTGTCCCGAACCCCTTATACGGCTCGCTGAGCGCGACCACGCTGTCACGGCCGATCCCTCCGAAAGCGCGCACCGACTTCGCTTTCAGCTCCTTCGTCTTGTTGATCGTCTCCCACTGCCTCACGATCCTGGTGTTGATCTCCCGCTCGTACGTCTCGGCGAGTTCCTGGACGCTGTCGATGCCGATGTCTTCGAGCCGTTCACGATTGAGCCTGGCCCAGATCCTGAGGCCCTCGTCCTGCGCGTCCGCCCACGCCTGCAAGCTGTCGAAGCCGGCCTTGCGCGCGCTCTCCTCGAACTTCTTGGTAGCGGACGGCCCCGAGAATCCTTCAGCGAGCGCCTCGCCGGCCTTCCGGCCGAGGTCGAAACTCTGCTTGGTAATGAAACCTACGATCGCGATCGGGATCGCTTTGCGCGCCACTGTCCGGAATGCCGTCGCCGTCCCCGCCGCTATACCCGCTCCTATACCCACCGTCGCCGCTTTCGTTGTCGACGCCGCTGTACTCCTGGCCGCTGACGCGGCAGCTTTGTCGGCCGCCAGGCCCATGGCGGTGAAGCCGGCAGTGCCCGCAGCAAGGGCCGGGACCAGCGTCGTCGTGAGCACCGCTGCGAGCGCCGCGACCTTGCTGAGCAGCAGGCCGCCGATAATGAACCCGGAAGCGACCTTCCACCCGCCAAACACATTCACCACGCGGTCGACACCGTCGACGACGCCGACGATGACGGGGATCATGTCCGTGAGCACGCCCACCAATTGCGTCGCGAGCGGCAGCAGCTTCTGCCCGAGCGTGGCCTGGGCGTTCTCCCACTGCTCGGCAAGGGTGCGCTGCTGGTTGGCTAGCCCGTCGCTGGTGTCAGCGAAGTTGCCCTGCTGCGTCGCCGTCTCCTCGAGCACGATCTTGTAGCGCGCCAGGATCTTGTCGCCCTCCGTGAGCTCCTTCGCCGTGTCGGCGAGCCCGAGCGCGAGTGCCTTCGCCTCCACCGTCGCCGCGTTAAAGACGATGCCGAGAGAGCGGCCCGCCTCGGTCTCGCCCGCGAGGACACTGGTCAGCTTCTGGCTGGCCTCCTCCGCGCCTCCCGATAGGTTCGCGAAGCTGGCGAGGTCACCGGACAGCCCGGCCAGCTGGGTGCTCATCGCGGCGATCTGCGCGGGCGCCTCCCCCGTCTTGCCGAGCAGGATTCCGAAGCCGCTGGCTGCGTCGAGGGCGGCGCGTTTGCTCAGCCCGAACTGCGTCGCGGCGCCCTCCCCGAACTTCTCGACCTCCGCGCTCGCCTCTCCGAAGATCCGCCGGGCTTTGTCGGCGCTCTCGTTGAGGTTGCTCGCCGCGTCGATCGCCTTCTTGACGCCGAACACGAGGCCACCAGCCCCAAGCGCGAGCCCGAACGCGCCAGCGCTCTTAGAGAGCCCGCTGAAGATGCCTTTGCCGCGCTTGTTCAGGTCGCCGAGCAGGCTCTCGGCTTTTTTCGTGCCGCGCTCGAGATCCTTCGTCTCGCTGACGTACTGGATCCGGACAGTGTTCTTAGCCACGCCTAACCACCCACCCCGGGCGGGCCACGATGTGCCGAGTGTGCGGCTATGTCAGCTCGTCCCCGACGAACGCTTCAGCGTCGGCGCCGATCTCATCGCTTTGCCCGTGCCTTGCCAGCACCCGCTCCGCTCGCTGCTCGAGTAGCCTTTCCGCGAGCCGACTGTCCACCAGCTCGGCCTCCAGGCTTCCGCTCCTTAGTCCCGCCGCTTGGCTTGGCCGGCCGCCCCACGCCTTCGCCGTCAGCGCCATCCGCAGCGCCTGGTCGCTCTCCGCGAAATTTCTGGGCGTCAACGAGCGACTGCATCACATGCGTCAGTACCTCAAGACATTCCCCCCTTTCCAGTGACGCGAACGACACGGCGTCCCACCGCTCCTCATCCTCGTCGTAGACGGCGTCTTCGCGTCGCGCGACGACCCTTGGCCGCACGAACGCGCCGATGCAGATCGCCTTGATCAGCCTTGACCCCGTGGCCTCGCTTTTCAACTCGCCGAGGCCGATCGCCTCGAGCGCGTCGATCAGCTCGTCTGGTAGCTGCCCCTCTGCCGCGAGTTCCATGGCCGGGAAGTCTTTCCAGAGGGTTGCGGTTCGGCCGGTCGCTTCGAACGTGATCTCAACTGTTTCGGGTGGCCCCCATTCGTTGCTCATGGCCTACGAGTAGTCCTCCGTGGCGTTTACGACGGAAAAGACAACGGCCGCCGCGCCGCTCCGGGTGGCTTTGAACGGGAAGCTCGACCCGCGGCGCCGCTGGTTCGTCAGCGCGTCCGGGCCGCCCCCCGTCAACTGAGCGTTACTGATCTCCGAGTACACCTTGTACGGGTAGCTGCTCGCGATGATCGCCGTCGACACCCACTTAGCCGTCGCGGCGAACCCGGTCGCAGCCTCGAGCTTGTCGTAGTCGTCCGCGTCGATCAGGTTGTGTTGGATCTGCCCCGTCGTCATCGGCGGCCCGCTGCCCTTGTACACCTTGTCAGCCCACTTCGACCCGCTCCCGAACGTGTGCTGCGTCTCCGCGCTCATCTCCTGCTGCAAGCTCAGGTCGCGCACGTCAGCCGTACCAGCAGCCCAGCTGAGACCCGCGTGCGCACGCAGGAACGGCGGGATCGTGTCACCCTCATACGCGGGCGACAACGACGGATCGGACTGCCGCGCGAGGTACAACGCGGGCCCGCTCAGGCTGAGAGACACGCCACCCTCGGTCGGACTCTCGACACCAAGCGACGTGATGACTCCTCCCTTGATCTTGAAAAACACGTTCTCCGCGTCCTCATACGCGACGTCGGCCTCGAACGTGCGCGGGCTCGCGCCCGTCGGCCCGAACGGGCTCGTCCACACGTGACGGTAAGCGCCAGCCGGGATCACGACCGAGTCGGGATCCGTGATGATCCCGTCGCCGTCCGTCGTCGTCGGGTCTCCGAGCATCGTCGTCAATAGGAACCCGATCACGTCGGGGTACATCCGCAACCGCATGCTCCATGTCGGGTCGGCGCTTTCGGGCAGATCCGGGCGCGGCTCGTCCGTGTCGACGAGCTCATCGTCACGGTTCAAGTGCGCGAACCCAGGCTCAAACGAAAACTCCTGGAGCGGCGCAAACAGTTTCTTTGTGCTGGCCGTGGGAGAGTTGTTCTCGTTGCCGGGAACGTCCTCCCACGCGATTCTCACGTATCCCCTCGCCATTGGCTAGTCCTCCTCAGGTGTGCTGGTCGTGGTCGTGGTTTTCTCTGATCGGTCGGTGAGTTTGACGGGGCAGCGGCCGTCGACGACCGGCTGCGTGTCGCGGCTCGCGAGACCCGCCGTGACGGTTCCGAGACCAAGGATCTCGGTGTGCGGCTTCGGCGTGTGCTGGTCGATCCACGCCTGCACCTCCCTGACCGTCAGTCCCGTCTCCTCGATCGGCGTCGGCTCGGTCGGGTGCAACTCGACCGGGAACCCGGGGATCTTGTGCCGCACGTTGGCGGCCCCGGGCAGGTCGAGCAGGAGCTCGTAGCGCCCCTCATCCTTCTTCTTCGCTTGGGCCATGGGTTTCCTCCTTGTTAGGCGACTTCGTGAAGCACCTGGACGCTGCATGTCCAGACGATGTAGCGTTGGCTGGTTTCCTCGTTGAGCCTGTGCTCCGCTTCGGCACTGACCATTGCGGCCCGGACGATCCCCGGTGCCGGCGTGCCGACGGTCCCGGTCAATGTCTCGTCCTCGTCGAAAGCGCCGATCGCCTGCGCGACGAGCTCGAGCGCGGCGTTGTGTCCGCGCTCTGGCACGTCGAGGCTGTCGGCGATCGTGACTGGCCACTCGTACAGCCACGTGTCGGATCCGAGTTGTGTTTCCCGATCGTCGACGCTGACGCGGGTGATGGTGGGCAGCCCGAGCCACGCGCACGGCAACGAGTCGAGGCTGAGCGGCTCGTGGTCGTAGACCTTGACGCCTGGAATGGTTTGCAACACCTGTTGGAGACGGTCCCGGGTGACCGTGAGGGTTGTTTTCGTGGCAGCCATCTCAGGTGACGTCTACGCGGCGGCGTTCGAACCGGTGCTCGATGGCGCGTTCGGCGTCGGCGACGACGGCCGGGAGCGTTGTTGTGACGGCGGTCTGCAGGTATTTCCGGGCGCGGTAGCGGCGCGCGCGTTTGACGCGGGCGCGGGGCCCGTAAGGGGTGCGGATCGCCTTGGCTGATTTCGGTTCGAGGACGCCGCGGATGGTGCCGCCGAACTCGAGGAGCGCGGGCACGTTCCGGCCTTTCGGGCCGGGCCACACGCCGCGTTTCAGAGGCACCTCGATGTGGGCCGTGGTGATAGTGGCGCCAGCGCGAATCAGACTGTCGATCCTGCTGGAGGGCGAGAGCCTGCGCGCAGCGGGGACGCCGTGCTTATGCGCGGCCTCCTTGAGATCCTGTTTCACGCCCTGCTTCAGCTCCGAGCGGACCGCCAGGAAAGCGGAGCGGAGTTCCTCGTCGCCGTCTATCTCTATGCGGACTGTGGGGCTCATGCGAACGGCGCCCTGCGGTACGGTCGGAGCAGGTCACGGACAGCCGAGTCGAGCGCCTGTGGACGCTCCACGCGGCCCTCGTCGAGCAGGAACGTTGTCGCGACATTGTTGAGATGCCGCCTGGCCCAGACTGCTACCTGGCTGACGCACGCGAATCGCACGTCGTCGGGGACGGTCGCGAATCCCCAGTCACCGGTCACGTCGAGGTACGCGAACCCGAAATCACCGAGCACGTCGCTGGTAATGGCGACCTCCGTCGAGACGCGGATCTCGGTGTAGGTGCCGTCCGGCGCGTTGTGCGGCCACAGGATGTAGCCGGTGTCAGCTGTGAGTGTGGTCGGGGCCGCGGTCTCTGGGTGCATGCTGACCGCGCTGGCGGAACGGAGGTCGTGGGGGCTGAGGTTGACGACTCGGACCTGCCGGCCGCCCGCGCGGATCAGGCTGTTAGGGTCAACGGTGAATCGCCTCGTGGCGGCCGTGACCGGGGGAGCGAACTCGCGGCGACAGTACATCGCGATCGCCTTGCTCGCCCGTTTGATCAGTCTCCTCATCTCGACGTCCTGGTCATGGTCAAGCGACGGTTTCTGCAGGAATTCGCGGAGTTCGCCGATCTCGATCAGGTCGCCTGTGATGGGCGCGTGGTCGACGATCTCGATGACGAATTCGAAGACGCTTTGCGTCTTGGCGCTGAGCGTGACGTCCAACCAGGCGAGGTAGGTGCCTGCTGTGTCGACGTCGCCCGTCGCCCAGTCGTAGCGGACGGTGCCGTCCGCGGCACTGACGATGTCGACCTCTTCGTGGTCAATTTTGGGTGTGCTGCTGCCGAGCGCGCGCATGCTGAACGTCACGGTCGCGCCGGTCAGATCGAACGCTGTGCCGTCGTCTGCTGTGAGGGTGTCGTCGAGGCTTGGCGATAGTTCGCCGAGGAAGTGTTGTATCGCTGCCATCAGGGTCCCTTAGTGTTCGGGGTCGCCGAATGTTCCGTGGCCGGGCTCGCTTCCTGGGCGGCCGGTGGTGGGATCACCACTGTGGCCTGGGGATGGGTTCGAGCGGTTGGGGCGGCCGGCCGGGGTGGAGCGGTGGAGGTGCCGGCCCTGGAGGCTTCTGAGCCGCTGCGTGATCCTGGCTCCCGTGTCGGGTGCCGCGTTGTGGAAGAGGGTGAGGAGCGTCATCGTGGGCTCGGGATGATTCCGGTGCCGATCGTGTCGCGGATCGCCGTGGCCGGCTCCTCGCCACCACCAACGTCGATCGTCGAGAATTTCACGGTGCCGTTGTCGTTGAAGACGACGCCGATGATCCCGTTGCCGGGGCAGTGGCTGGCGCTGAGGCCGGCGACGGTCACACCGGATTCGAGCGACGTCGGCCCACTCCACGTGTCGATACCCTGGTCGTTCCAGTAGTCGATGTCGAGGTCGATGTCGTCGACCTGGATCCAGTAGATCGTCCCGTCGACGTTGACGGCCGCGCCGGGGTTGCTCGTGAAGTCCTCCGGGTCGAAGTTGGAGAGGTCGGTGCTGGTGGCTGTGCCGGCGATCGTTGCGGCGCTCGTTGCGCGCAGGAATCTCGTGTCGGCGCTGAATGGCTCCACGTACGGTTGCACGATCTCCGACCCGTTCAGCGTGCCGAGACCGAACGCGTAGAGACGCGTCTCGTCGATGTCAGTTATGCCGGTGAGATCCTCGGCGCTGTTGGATGTGTTGTCGCTGTCGATGCTCCGATGCTGAACGTGGTCGCTATCCGTCCGTGTGAAAAAAACATGGGTGCGGTCGTTCGCGCCGAGCACGACGGCTCGCAAGTCCTGATGAGCCTCGATGCCGGGCGTGTTCCAGCCCAGAGACGGCCAGGTCGACCCGTTCCACACTTGAACATTCAGGCGGCGGAACGAGGCGCCCATGATCATTTCTTGGATGCCTTGATATGCGACAACGAGGTCGCCGTCCGACCTGACCACGACGAACTGCGCAGACGTGCCGCTGACGTGGACGCCGTCGCTGTTTAATCCGATGTTGCCGATCTCGGCGCTCGTCCACGTGTCCTGGCTGCTAGCGGCGCTCGACGTGTTGAAGCTCGCGACGTCCGGCGCGAAGCTGGGATACGTGTGCGAGCTGCGGAGAACATAGATCGTGTTGAGAGCGGCGTCGATCGTGATGTCGCAAACGTGCGGGGTACCGCCCCCGTAGCCGGGCTGGTTCGTGCCGCCATTGTCCTGCTCGACCCACGTGTCGCCACCATCAGTGGATTTCCACATCTCGATGACGCCCTCGGTCGTGTCGTAGAGGGCGACGTAGAGGTTGCCGTTCCCGTCCTCGACTGGGCCGACGAACTGGTTGCGGTGCGCGGGCCACGAGAGACTAGCGTCGATCGTGACCGCCATCTAGGTGACCACCTGGTAGTCGGGCGCCGTGACGAGCACATCAGGGGGCGACACGATCGCGAGCCACTCCGCGGTGGTTTTCCAGTTGATCGGATCCGCCTGAGAATCGTTCAGCTGGCCGGGCTGCATGTAGTCGCCGGGGTACTCCGTGCCGGGCATGTCGCTCGGCGTCACGATGTGCAGCAGGTTCGCCTGCGTCTGCGCCCTGAGCGCCGCGAGCGCGAGCGGGATCTCGTCGTCACGGAGCACCGGCAGCAGGTCCTCCGTCACCGCGAGGTCGATCTTCCGGTTGCCCTGTATCCCCATGACGTTGCGACGGAAATCGTTGATCTCGCTCTCAACGGTCGCGTCGACAACACCGACACGGGCCGCAATGCCGGGCAGCACCTCGTTGCTGCGGCCGATCGCCCACGCGCTCGCGTCAATCCCGTAGGCGTCATAGCCCACGCCAACGAGATCATCGACGAGGAACCCGAACGCGCAGCCTGCGACGAGGAGTTTCTGACCGTTCGGTGCGAAACGCTGATTCAGCTCGTTGACGCGCTTCGACAGGTGCGGGTACCGTCGGTATCCCTCCGGCGTCCCCGACGGGTCGAGTGCACCGTACATCGCCTCCGCGAGCTCAGTGCTGTTTGCCGGCTCGAAATCCTCGCGCGTCGCCAACCTCATTACGCTGGCACCGTGTAGTAGCTCACGACAACGTCGAGGCTGCCGCCTGTCGGCACCTCGCTCGTGATCCTGACGTCCTCGTCGTCAGCGCCGATCCCGAGTATCCCCGCCCCGTTCCCCTCAACGACGCCGCTACCGGCCGCGACCCCCGGGTGCGAGAGCAGCACTCCCGTCGTCGTCGGTGTCGTCGCCGCGGCGAACCCGATCCGCACCTGCACATCGACCGAGCACGCGTTATCGAGCAGCGCCGAGCAGCGCGTCACGACGATCTTCGCGCCCGCACTGACCGCGACAACAGCCGCGTTAGTTTGCGCCGCCGTGTAGTTCGCTCGGACAGTCACGACGTTCGGGTGACCCCCAATGACCGGGAGCACCGCGTCGACCGCCGCGCCACCGACCCGCTGAACATCGATCTCGTGGCCTGGGCGAACGTCACTCATCGTCGGTTACCCGTCTAGCTCTCTACTCACGTGCTGTAAAAAAACGTCGCGTACAGGTCGGCCGCCTGGCTCGTGTCGAGATTCTTTGCCACGACACGGAACACGTCAACGCCGGCACTCGCGCCAGCGTGCGCAGCGAAATCGCGGTGCGGCGCCCGCCACTTGACCGTCTCACCAGCACGACCGAACGCCGTCCCGATCGCCGTCGCGGCGTCGTCCTCGACGAGCTGCACGATCGCTTTGAACGCGACGCTCGCCGTGATGTCACATCCCCACAGCTTCTCGGCCTCCGTGATCTCAGCCGAGTCGAGATTGCTGCTCGACCCCGCTGCCGTGTCCGTGCTATTCGCCAGGTCAACCGTCGCGCCCGTCGGCGAGTCCGTGCCACCGCCACTCAACACATCAACCTGCAAGTGCCCGTCCGTGTCCGTCCGGACCTCCTGGAACGTCCCGTCCGACTCCGTGCCACCGACACTCAGCGCGTTCGCCGGCCCAGCACTCCCGTCCGTACCCAGGACAGCGCCACCCTCGATCGTCACGTCATTATTCGATCCCAGGTCGACCGTGACCGTCGCGGCGCTAACGTCGAGAGGCGCGCCCTCCTGAACGTACAACGCTCCAGACGCGTCAACCTGGAGCGGCGCCACCTCATTATCAGTGCCCGCGAGCGCGGCGAGCGTGTCATTCCTGACCGCGCCAACAACAGCGCCCTTCGTCGTCGTCTCCGTATACGTGTCCGTGCCGAGCGTCGCAACAACGTCGTCGATCAGCTGCAACGCCGTCAACGCGTCACCGTCAATCTGCGCGGCGAACGTGCCCGCGTTATCGACAGTGACCGTTCCTGAGCTCGCCGCGATATCCACCTGGAGGTGGCCGCTCGCGTCTACACCCGCCTCCTGCGTCCTCGTCGCCGGATCCACCAGGATCACGGCATTAGCGCTCCGTTCATCAGCCATCAGTTACCTCACTCTCACTCTTCTTGCTTGATGTCTTCGCTTTGCGCGCCGCTTCGAGGCTGTCTCTGGCGCCCTCTAGCTCGCGTCTTGTCGCCTCAATGTTTTCGCGTATCCGGTTTTTCTGGTCGTCCATTTCGAGCAGCGACAGCTCCTGCTGCGCGATCGAAAACTCGAGCTTCTGGACCGCCACCTCGTTCCGGCGGACTATCAGCTCAGTCGGTCCTGGCCCCACGTCACTCACTCGTTCAACCTCTCCGCGGTCGCGGCCTCGTACGTGACATCGCCCGTCGCGAGATCAAGCTCGAACACGGGCGGCAGCTGGTACGCGGCCTGGATCCGCTCCTTGTATTCGCGGCACTCACCGCTCGCGAGGTTGTACAAGCGAGCCTGCTGCTGCTCCAGCACTAGCCTGGCCTTCAGCTCGGCGAGCTCGGTCTCCGTGATCGTCAACGAAAGCCGCGCCACTACAGCTCGTCCCAGAACAACGTCGCGTACACGTCCGCCGCCTGGCTCGGGTCGAGGTTCGTGACCGACACGCCGAACCCGTTGCCGGTCCCGCCCGCCTGGGGCACGAACCCCGCGCCAGGCGTCTCCCACACAGCCAGCTCTCCGCCACGACTGAACGCCGTCACGACCGCTGTCCGTCCGCCACTCACTATCTCGATATCGCAGCGCAACGCCACCGACGAACTGAAATGCACAGCCACGAGATCACCGACCGTGCCCACCGTGATATCCGCGGCCGTGAGGTCGACGTTGCCGCCAGCGGTGAGGGTCGCGCTCGTGAGCCGCTCAAACTGCGGCGACACCGCGCCGAGCCGCACAAGCTGAATATGCCCAGCCGCGCCAGCATCATAGGTCGCAACAACCGGGGTAGCTGTACCGTTCCCGGTCGCCGGGATCGTGACGCCATCAGCCACCCGTCTACGCCTCCTCGTCCCCTAGCAGCCTGATGAGCGCGCCCTTCGTTGCGCGCGCCGGCGCCTCCAGACCACGCTCCTCGGCGAGCTCCACTAGCTCGGCCCTGGTTAGCGAACCGAGGCTCTTGTTGTCGGGAGCACCCGCCAGCGCCTTGTTCTCCGGCGCGCCACCGAGCGCTCGCTCGGCGATCCCCTCACTGACCAGCCGCTCAGCGACACGGTCAGGAAGATCAACGGGCACGCCCGGCCGGAGCTCAACCACGGTCACGCCGTCGGGCGCCACGCGGTGCTCCCTCAATGGGTTAACTCTCATTCACTCCGCCTTCCTGGAAACAACGAGGGGCCGGCACCGTGGCCGACCCCTAGTCGTCTCCTACCGGGCTAGCCGTTAGACGGCCGGCCCGACCTTGTGCCGCTTGTGGCCGCGCACGACGACGGCGCCGACCGGCGTCCCGTTCGTGTGCGTCCCCGTCACGTTCACGACAACGTGGATGTACCGTTTCGTGCCGATGTACCCGACCGCGTAAGCCGTGTCGTCCTCGGCGGCCGCGTTGATCAACGCGAACTGCCCGGACGAGCCCTGGACACCACCGATCATGTCCTCGACCGCCACGTCAGTGAACGTCGAGTCGTCCTCGCTCTCCTCCAGCTCCAGCGAGATGAAGTTGCTGCCGTCGAGGGTGTCGCCGGTCACACCGACCGCGACGACGGCGAGCGCGCCCTCGTACCCCTTGAGGTCGGCGCCGCGATCGCTGATCTTGTCAGCGGTGACGTTCACTGGGTCGAGCACCTGCGCCACATCGAGGCTGTTGAATAGATCACGCATTAGTTCACCTCCTCCTACTGGATCGTGAGGACCTTGAGGGCCTCACTCAGGATCGTTTGACCGCCGACGCGCTTCCTTGCGCGGAGCGCGATGTTTCCGTTCGCGTAATCGCTGTACGGGTCGCGCTGCGTGTTGATCTGGACGCGATCGACGATCAGGTAGCCGCGCCGCCAATCACCGACCGCGATCACCTTCGCGCCGTCAGCGACAGCCGGCATGTCGGTCGCCTCAACGTACGGGCGATCGAGGATCGTGGCAGGCACATTCCCGGCCAGCCCCGGCATCCACAAGTACTGGCTGTTGTCGTCCACCATCTTGCGAATGTCGCGGATAGTTGAGCGCTTCATCACCCACGTCGCGTTTCTGGCGTACGCGTCTTTGAGGAGGTAGAACACGGTGATCAGGTCGTCCGCGGCAAGGACATCGTTCGTTGCCGTGTCGACCGTCTCGATCCCGTTCGTCGCGTCCTCCACATCCGTGAACTGGAGGAACCCCTCCGGCTTGCCCTTGAGGCCGTCACCGTTGACGAACGCTGTCGCCTCCGTGACGCCGAACTGCTCGCTGAACTCCTCATTCACGAACGCTTCGAGATCGACGGCGGCGTCCTCGAGGTCCTGGAAGCTGACGCGCGCCTCGGCGTGCAGCTCGCCCGTGCTGATCTCCTCCTGCCCGACGTTCGGGTTCTGCGTCTCGGCTCGCGTCTCCTGCTCACCGACCCATACCGCGGCAGCGAGCTGCGTCCGCTTCGGCCACCGCACCGTGCGGTTGCTCGTCGAGCGGACGCGGCACAGCTCCCGCATCGGACTGAACTCGACGACGCCCTTAATGATCTCGTTAACGACGTCGTCCGGCGCGAGGAACCCGCCGGTCGTGTCGTCGCTGACGATCATCGTCTTCCGCTCGATCGCGCGCGGCTCCTCGTCCCACGTCACATGCAAGTGCTTCACGTGCGCGAACTCCTCCTCGCCCAGCTTGCCCTTGCGGAGCCACTCGCCGTACGCCTTCCGCTCGTGGTTCTCCTCCTCCGCCGACTCGGCGCGCTGGTCGAGCTTTGCTTTCTCGAACCTGGACTCGAGCTGGTCGAGCCGGTCACTGACCTTGTCGAAGAGCTGCTTCGTCTCCGGGGTCGCCTCGCCGTGCTTGGCGATCTCCGCCTGCATCAGCTCGTTCGCCGTCTTGAACTCTGTTTCCCAGTCGCTCTTGAGCTTGTCGAGGATCCCCTTCACCTCCGGCGTGAGTTTCACTTCCGGGGTCGGCGGATCCTCGTTCTCGGTCTCGTCTTCGGGGTCGTGGTCGCCACCCGCTAGGGCGGGCACGATGGTGCCGTCCCTGACGTGGGCGAGCCCCAACCGGACGAGGTCGCTAATGTCGTGGCCCGCGAGTTGCGGCGCCACACGATGATGTCGCATCGTCTCTCTCCTTCTACGTGGTCGCTATGTAATCCCGGATCGCGCGCGCGGCAGTGGCCCCACGGGCCGGCTGCGACTCTGCTCGGGCGGCTCCCGCGGCCTGCTGGCCGAGGAGTGCCCTAACGGTCTCCGGGTCGAATGTCTTCAGCTGCTCGAGCAGCCCCGCAAGATCGTGGTTGTCTGCCTTGACGACACCCACCCGCGCCAACGGGTTCGCGGGGAACGTCACGACCGAGTACTCCCACAGCCGGATCTCCCGCAACAATCGCCCGACCGGGCGTCCGTTGTCGTCCTTCACCGGGTCGGCCTTCATGACCTGGAACCCGATCGAGAGCGCGTCGAGCGCCTCGTCGCGGAGCAGCTCGAGCGCCTCCCTGGCCTGCTGCACCGCGAGCGTCAGCTTGCCGCGCGTGCGGAGACCCTTGTCGTCCTCCTCCATCTCCATGGATCGGCCGATCGGCTCGGACGGCGAGTGCTGCCACAGGATCGGCACCCTGCCCCTGCGCTCGCGGATCGTCTTCTTGAACGCGCCCTTCTCGATCACGTCACCCCAGGAGTCCGAGTTCCCGAACGTGCTCGCGTACCCCTCGAACTCGCCCTCCTCCGTCAACTCGTCCAGCCGGAGCTCGAACGTCTTGAACTCGACGCAGCCCGAATTGGCCGGCGCGCTGCCAGCCTGTTTCACCTTCATCTCTCCCCCTCCTGGCTGTGCTCGGCGATCAACGCTCTAGCGCGCTCAAGATCAGACTCGTCGTGCCCGTTCCCGTCCAGCAGCAGCTCGAGTTGCTCCATGACCATGCTGGCCGACGAGCTGTCGGCGTTGGGTGCACCACCGACGGGGGTGCTTTGCAGCTCGTCTCCCTCGTCGCGGGGCGGGTAGTTCTCGAGCGCGCGGATCTCGTTCGCGGTGAGCCAGCCGGCCTGCCTCGCGGCCTTGTACGCGCTGTAGCGGCTCGCCGTGTCCGGCCGCAGCAACGCGTCCGCGAGCGACTCGACGAACAGCTCCTCCGGGTCATCGTCCGGGAACAGATCACGGTCGGCGTTAAACGCCTCATCGATCCCAACAAACAAGGGTCCGAGCGCGAACGTCACGAACTGGACGCGGTCGCTCTCCGTCAAACCCGGCCCGTCATCACGCGGCGCCACCATCGCGCTCGGGATCCCAAACAAACCCGCCGTCTGCTGCACACTGAACCGCTGGCTCTCGACGAACTGCGCGTCCTCCAACGACACGGGGATCGGAGTGATGTCCGTCCCGAACGGCACCGCCGCCGGCCGGTGCGCACGATCGAGCCCCTCATGCTTCACGCGCCACACGTCGAGCCACCGCTCCGCCTGCTCCTGATCGACGCCCATAGGCATCGTCAACGCGATCCCCGGCCTAGCGTCGTTCTTATAAAACCTGTCTTCGAACTGGATCCGGCGGAGCGCGTTCGCGAGCGCCAGCCGCGTCGCCGTGATCCGGCTCATCCCCTCCACCGCGCCGGCGAGCGCGATCCCCCTGACGTGAATGATCTCCCGGCTCGTCCGCGTGACCGTCTGCCCCTCCGAGGAATCCTCGAACACGACGCGGCCGCCCATCCGGCGCGGCACAACCGTCGTCGCGTCCAACGGCACCAGATCCATCACGCGACCCACCGTGCTCTTGAATTTCCTGATGTACGCGTTCCCGGTCCCGGCGACCGACATCGCGATATCGCCCCTGAATACGCTCGGGGTCGTGTCCTCGTTCGGCCGCTTATGCAGGAGCCGCCACTGATCGCTGTCGGTCGCGCGTTCCCGCTGCTCTCGCCTCGCGCCGCCTCGATACACGATCTGCGGCATCTGCCCAATACCCTCCGCCAGCCTGTACAAACACGCCGTCAACGCCGGCAACCCCACCGCATGCTCGAGACTCACGAGTCCCGCTCCGAGCAGCGAATCCGGGACCGGGAGCGTCCACGGCCAGTCGCGGAGCAGCCCGCCAGCCCTGACCTCAAGGTCAGCCCGGTTCTCGCCCGCAACAATCATCTCAGAACTGGAACCGCTGCCTGAAAGCCACGCTCGACAGCGGGATCTCAACGAGCCCACGAAGCGGCTCCTTCTCACCACCGGGCGCGAGCAGGATCGCGTCCTCGAGCACCACGTGCCCACCGTGGACGCCCCGCAGCGTCCCCTCCACGCTCGGCTCAGCGTTCGCCAGGTGAACCCTGACCGTGCTCCCGTGCCTGCCGCGCAGCCGCCACCGAGCCGCGACCCCGATCACGCTGCCACCCACATCTCGCTCGTCACGCTCGCCTCACTGATCCGCCACGACGCCATCGCCGACGCCACAAGCGCATCGATCGGGGTCGAGCTCCGAAGCTTGCTGACCTTCCAGCCGCGCTCAGTTTTCACGCCGGCCGCCGCCGCCACGTGCGCCGCCAACACCGGATTCCCCGAATGCGCGAGCCGCTGATCACGCACCACCACGTCATAAAACGCCTGATACGTGTCCGCCACCTTCGAACCCTGATCGATCGGATACACGCGCAACCCCGCCTTCGACAGCTGCTGCGCAGACCGCTCGAAAAACCTCGGGTCATAGCCGAGCTCGACAACCCGATGCCGCCGCGCAAACTCCACGATGAACAACTCCACCTGCTCGAGATCAACCCGGCCGCCTGGCATCCACACGTCATGCGCCACGCTGTCCCGCGCTGACCACACCCTCGCGTCGATGGCGACACGACCATCCTCCGTCAGCCACGCCCACGCGACCGCCGTCGTGTCCCCCACAAGCCCGACGTCGACACCGATACACACCGGGGATCCCGACGGCGGCCCGTCCGCCACCGACTCATCAACGGCGTGCGCCCACGACTCCGACGGGATCCACTGCGCCCTAGCCGACGTCCACTGATTCCCATACAGCCGCCGCTTCGTCGGCTCATCCAACCCAACCTTCTGAAGATCACGCGCCAGCCGCTCCACTGTCCGCCACGGTGCCGGATTCGCCCGCTTGAAATCCTCGACATCATCCAGGCCCGTCGTAGCACTCACCGCGTACCAATGCACCAACAGCCCATTCGCCGGGTCACGCACCACAAACCCGCCCGACCCCATGTCCGGCCGCATCTCCCTCAACGGATTCTCGAACGCCTGCTGAAACAACAGGCCAAGTACGCTCCCCAAATCCCAGCCCGCCGTACTAATCACATAAAACTGCGCGTCATCACGAGCACCATCAGCAGTAGTCAACGCCGCCCAGTTCTCCACCTGCTTCGGCGTCACCCACGCATGCAACTCATCCGCCAAAACCCGGTACGGCGACAACCCATGATTCAACTTCCCGTCACCAGCCACCCGCTGCACACTCCCACCAGTCGCAAGCGCCGCAATCGCCGTCTTCAACGGATCAAACTCCCTCAACAAGCTCGGGTGAGCATTCACGAAATCCCTGGCCTGATCAAACAACGGAGCCCCCTGCTCCCGCGACCCCGCCGCCAACAGACACAAGGGCTTACCCTCCCCCTCGCTCTCACACGTCGTCGCCAAACTCAACGCCGACAGCGCCGTACTCTTCCCGCCCTTCCTAGGCACCCCCTCCACACACATCCGGTACAGCCGCTCACCCTCATCATCAAACGACAACGCATCATCGAAAAACGCCTGCTGCTCCGGATACAACTCCAACGGCAACCCCGCCCAACGACCGATCTGCTGCCGACACAACACCCGGCAAAACTCCGCGAACCACGGCCCATCCGAGCGCACACCCGGATCATCCCCAGCCAACAACCGCCGCCTCGGAGTCGGACCAACCGCCTCCAACACCGACGGCACATCCCCCATCTCCGCAGCCAGAAGATGAGCATGCCGACTCGGCTGAAACGTCTGATCCCGAAGATGCTCCTCAAGCGACTTCGCACGACGCCCACCACGACGCGGCGCCTCAACTACAGCCATCAGACCACCGCCAGCGTTGCCAACCTAGACACCATGGGTTTTGCACGCACGGAAAAAACCCTAGTACGTGGGGGTCTCTGGGGGGTGTGCGTGGCGACCCTCCCCCCCTTACGTGTTGCCACGTTCGTCAACGTGCGCGAGCTGCTCTCGCTCGTGCTCGTCGTTCTCGCGCGTCCTTGGCGTGGCCGTAGGTTGCCCAGAGCTCGCCGTCGTCGTGCCACTGCACGTCGGGGGGTTTGTGTGCTCGTGGCGCGTCGTGTGAGCCGTGGCAGCTTCGGCATAGGGTGAGGCAGTCGTCGGGGGTGGCCTGGTCGTGTTGTCCTTCGAGGCGCGGGTCGAGGTGGACTGTGAGGATCGAGCGGTCGTCGCAGCCGCAGCGTTGGCATTGGTGGTGGTCGCGGTCGAGGACGTGGGCTCGGAGTTGGCGCCAGTGTTTGGTTCCGCGTCGGTGCCGGCGTTTCCGTTCGGTGCGGGCGTGGTTGCCCGCGCGGTTTGGGGTGTGGTGTTCGGGGCAACGGCCTTGTTCGGGGCTGAGCGTGGTGCAGCCGGGGGCTGGGCAGATGTGGAGGATGCCGGTGGTCATGCCGCTAGCTCCTGGTGGTAGCGCTCAATGATGTCGAGGTTGTCGATCGCGAGGTCGAGTGCTGCGTATGGGTCTCCGCCGGCCGCGTCTAGGCAGTGTCGGGCGAGGCTGGGGGCGCCTCTGTTCCGGTTGTGGTTGTTGGGGAGGTTGCGGCGTGCGTGGTCGCTTATTTCGCGGCGGATCCGCTGGCGTGTTTCGTGTTGTAGGCGCACTTCTGGTAGGGGGGGCGGGTGGGTGGTGAAACCCAGGCCGGCACGTCCCGCTTGACTGGTGATTGGGGCGTGCGTCGGGGATCGTATCAGCAGGGTCGGTCACCACCAGGGGCGCTCTTCGTGCTTGACGGTGGTGTCGGGGATGCGCCGCCATGCGCGTCGCTCGACCTCGCGGCGAAGCCGCGTGCTGAAGCCGCGTGCTGTCCAGCGTGCGATGCGGAGTGTTGGTGCCCAGCGGAACAGGCGGTCGGGACGGCTGCTGGCTATGGGTCTGTCGGGCGGCGGCGGCCGGTCTCTGCCACATGCGTAGCCTGTCCAGGCGTAGTCGGCGTCGACGGACCAGCCGATCAGTAGGCGTTTGACGCGGGTTGTGATGATGAGCTCGCTCATGTGCAGGGTCGACCTCCGTGGCGTAGCTGGTTGCAGCGGTGGCATGTGGCTCCTGGGGCTGTACCTGGCTGGGTGCCTGGTAGCCCGGCTTGCGTGATCGCGGGTATGCCTCTGAGTTTGCGGGCGTCTCCTGCTGGCGTGACGATCTCGGGTGTGGCGGGGGTGTGTTGGTCGAGGATGGCTTGCTGCCGCTCGTGCAGTGCTCGTCGCTGGTAGTGCTGGAGGAGGTGGCGTCCTAGCTCGGGCATGTCGGGCCTGGCGTCTTGGAGGTGAGGCGTCTGGGTCAAGTGGCCTCCTCGTTGAGTGCTTGTTGTATTTTGCGGTGGGCGTTGCTGAGCCGGTCTTTGGTGGCGCTGCGGCTGATCCCGAGGGACCGGCTGATGCTGCGGATGCCTAGCCCTTGCGCTTTGAGGTGGAGTGCTTCGAGCTCGTGCGGCGTGCAGACTCGCTGGACGATGGTGGCGAGCTGGCCGGGGGCGAGGTCACGGAGGCTGGTCATTTCTCGTCTGGGCTGGTGACGTCGGCAAGCCATTCCTGCGGGCTGAGGTATCCGAGGAACATCGCTACCGCCTGGAAGGTTTCCTCTACCGGGATGGTGTAGCCGCTGCCCCACAGGGTGTTGTCGATGTCAACGTTGGCGCAGTCCTGGCAGATGTCGTATTCGCGGCCTGCTTTGGTGGTGCGACGGGCTAGTAGTTGGTCGGTTCGCCAGCAGCCTTTGCAGGAGCCGTGGTGCGGGGTGATGTCTCTGATGATGGTCAAGCGGGGGGCTCGGTGTCGGTGAGCGACCTGATTAGGAGGAGCGCGGAGCGGAGCCCGTCTGCGTGGGCTCGGTATGAGATCTTTCGTTCGGGTGTCTTGTACGGGTCGCTGGCGAGGCGATCCCAGTAGGCGATGTCTTTGGTGAGCGTGTCGATGAGCTCGGTTAGTGCGTCGGGTGTGAGTCCGGGTTCGCTCATGCCGGCGTCTTCTCGGCTTCGGCCTCGGCTGTTTGGGCGGCGCGCCTGGCCCTGGCTCGCTGGAGCGCTTCGGCCCGGTGTTGTTTCCAGCGGTCGGCTCGGTCGGTCGCGTCCTGCTCGGTGCGTTCACCTGCAGGCCTGTGCTGCCGCCACAGCTCAGCCATGCGGTCTCTGAGCGCGGTGTCGTGTCGCCATGCGTAGAGCTTCCCTGACGGGTTACCGTGTTCGACGTCGTTGCCTTTCACGTTGATCGTGATCGTGAAGCCGAGCTCGCTTAGCGCCTCGTTCTCCTGGTCGTAGTGGCTCCCTGCGTTTCTGATCCACGCCTCGGCTGAGCGGACGCGCGCTTCCCTGTTGCTGCTGCTTGTGACGGTCGGGTTCTCGGTTGGGCCGGGGTCGTGGAGGCGTTTTCGTAGGACGGCCCAGCAGGACCGGATGTTCGTGGTGTCTTTGGTGTCGGCGATCTGGTTGATGAGGCGTTGCACGAGTTCGGGGCGCTCGGTGAAGTGCTGGACGATCTCGTGTTCGGTGTTGGCGTGCGGGATTTCGTTGAACGCTTTGATGGCGTGGTCGCGGGTGGTGGCCCAGTCGGTGCTGGTCACGTGTTGGTCTCCTCGGCGTGTTGTTCGAGTTGTCGGAGCTGGGCGTGGTAGTCGAGGGTTTGGAGGTTGTCGATTCCATCTCCGTCCGTCACCGTTCCGTTCCGGTTTTCTGGTGGCGGCGGCGTGTGGTCTTCACCAGGTTTCGTTTCTAGATCAGACGGTTGCGGTACGGGTACGGTCTCGGTAGATAACTCACGGTTCTGACCTAGCGGTACTTCCTTCCCTTCCCTTCCCTTCCCTTCCGCGGTCGCGCTGCCGCGCGGGGGCGCGCACGAGGCGGGATCTTTCTCGCACGGCGCGAGTTTCTTGCTAGCAGCGTGCGTGA